TAAAGATACAACGAACTAGTTCTGCAATTTCCATGTGTTCCTTCTGTGTACCATGTGCAGAACGAAGATCAATGTAATGTATCCACGACCTTACAGAACCGGTCATATAGAGTCTTGTGGGGGTTGCTAAGGGCAGTACAAATCGAGCACATTCCTTTGCCACACCTTTATCAAGAAGACGGTTGTAGAGTCGCAGAGACCTCTCAAAATGAACACGGATGTCTTCGGTCAGGGTCAGTTTCAAATAATCAGGAATGTCATCAACACTGTTCTGACGATTCTTAGTATCCTGACGACGTAGTTCAGGAAGAGGTATAGTATTATTCAAAAGGTTCATGTCAGCATATCGTTGCGAAAATTCTTGATATGTAAATGAACGGTGCCGAAGGATTTGAGCTGCGATACCACGAGTCGTATTGATCTCTACAGTCATCGATGCTTGCTCAAAGATGCTCCAGTGCTGATGCTGAATACAATACTTGAGTAGTCCAGAGAACTTTTCGTTCTCCTGATTTGCAGGGTTACTTACGCGAGCACAATATGCCATGTGCTTTTCTGCGTCAGGAGTAACACTAATGAGTTTTACTTCTGGTTTCATAAACTCGAATTCAGTCGGCATCATCGTCATAGAATATTTCGTCGTAGTCTGTTAGGTTGGGAAAAATTTTTTCGTATTCTAAAGGTTTGTTTGCTTCTTCATCATCGGCAGCAATCTCGGATTTCAAACAATCAACTAAAGATTCAAGATTTCTTACGATCAGTTTTAATTTTTCTTGGTCCATTTTTTATAAACCTTTTCAATAGTAATTATAGACAAAAAAAAGGGAGGTGTCAATCCTCCCTGTCGTATTCAAAAACTTTTTCAAACCATTCCACTAGATGAATACGATAACAAGACCAGTATTTACATCCCCGATATGTTAGAAGATAACAAGCAGGACCTCTACTGTCCTTGTCCGCATCATCATGGTGGTAATGGTAATTATCCATTACTTACTCAGCAACAGAACTTCGGCATAGATTAAAAAAATGAATGCTGTTGATGCACCTGAAATCGCTGCGATCGTAGCAATCACTTTCCTGCTCCTACGTTAGCAAGTTGTGCTTGATGACGACGTTGCTCTTTTTGCTTTTGCTCTTTGATGAGTTGAAGTACGTTGAGTTTTTTCATCACTTGTGACCCTCTTTAGTATACTTAACGCCACGATAGACTTCATTATACTGTTGGGCTTGTTGCATCATTTGCTGTTGATACTCAAGACGCTTTTGGGTATCATACTCAACACCGCGATAAACTACTTTAGACATTAGGTTTCTCCTTAGTTTTTTAGGTTAAAGAGCGTTCCTTCAGTCGGCGTTTGCGTTCGCTATTTGCGAATAGCGAATGAACGTTCCGTTCCGCGTCGGCTTACTTCCGTCTGGTATTCCAGATGAACGTAAGGTCATTATAGACCTGTTACAATATCTAGGCAAGTTCTTTTGTAACTTATGTTACAATTTATCTTTTAACGTAATCTAGGGTGTGGTCCGTAGCATAAAGTTGGTGAACTATGATATCACACCCGATCTTAGGATTACAATCTCCGCAAGTATATACATCTACTGCGGCTTTACCTTCCTCTGGCCAAGTGTGAATACTAATATGACTTTCAGAAAGTAAACAAATAACAGTGACGCCCTGTGGTTCAAACTTTTTTGAAATGGTTTGAACGACAGTTGCGCCACTTGCTACTGCTGAATTCTCTAAGAGATCTATAAGATAACGCTCATCATCTAAAAGGACAAATGAACATCCATATAAGTTTAATAAGTAATGATCACCCATTCTCCTCTGCTTCTTTTAATAGTTCGCTCACATACTTCTCAGTTCCATCCATAGTCTTTACAGCATACAGAGGAGTTTTCATATATTTTTTGATTCTTTTCTTTTTATCAGGTGCTTTATAACCCCAGATCTTGGGATTAGTTCTTCCATATCCAAAATCAATTTTCTTTACTGATCCTGGTCCAAACTTATCGTAATAGAGATCAAAAATTCTTACTCTCGATCCTCTACAAAGATCCATATATGCATTACCTTCGACTTCATAAATTACAAGATATGCGTCATTGGGTAATGATGGATCTTTAATTTGCTGTAATGTAGTTCTCTCAAACAAAAGTTCGCAACCATAGCGAGGAGGAAGATTCTTCTTTTCTTCTTGGGTCCACTCCACTAACACTTCCTCCTTTTCTATAACCGCTCTCACGAGCGACCTCCCCAGGTGATATCTGGGTATGCCTCTTTCACATTATCAAATGTGATCTTGTATTTATCTGTAAGTTTCTTATCTTTTGTAAGAATTATTACTTCCGCTTCTTTAGGGTGAAGACCTTGTAGGAGATTGATAAACATCGTCTCCCTACGGATTTTAGATAGACTATCATTACCACCCTTAACGTAATGATAAAGATTCTGATATTCTCTACGGAGTGATGTTTTACCTCTACCGTTTAGATCTTGACCAGTGGCAGATTCTCCACCACTTGCTTCCATCGATAGGTTTTGGGAAAGAGTTCCAGAGTAAACAGATTGCTCATCGGCATTTGCATATGGAACTTCACCATCAGGAAGAAGTGAAATTACACTTTCGTCAAAGTTCCAAATAAAAATTGATTTCAAGGAATCGTGTTCATACTTTTTTAGAACTTCAACTTTCTTCGCAGCAGTTTTTTGAGATGAAGCGAGTTCTAGGATCTCAAAAACAAATGGATTGGTTGGTAGTTCAATAGAGGTTTCAGTTGGTTTACTAACTGTTCTCCTCTTCGTCGTCTTCGTCATAGTCATAATCGTTTTCAAACCTCACGGCTAAAATTTCATCGGGAATCACATTCCCATTTTCATCAAACATTTCGGGATGTGTATAAGCAGCATAATTTCTTTCAACCAAATATTGCTTAAGAGTCCATCCTATCATACCTCCAACAAAAAAGAACATTACAGATATCAATGTTCCTAGAGTGAGAGCTACTGCTAACATAAGTTTTCTCCCGAGAGTTACTTCTTTTTTATGTCAAAAAACATTTCGAATTGAAAATGTATCTCTCGTCTGAAGAGAGACAACACCTTACCAAAACGTATTAAAAATGATTTTGGTTCCGATGGTTTCTCCCTCCTATTACTACGTCTTAACATCAATTCGATTCCGCGATTTATGTGAATCTTAGAATCATTATTATTTATTTGCCTTTTTTCTTCTTCCTGGTCGTTTGTCATAGTTGTATTTCCAGGCATCCTCTAGAATAGAATGTAAATAATTTCTTATTTTTCTTGCTTGTGGTTTTGGAATGTGTCCATATGCCTCACGAAGTTGTTTATGCATTTCATCAGATCCACCTTCAAGATAATCATCAAGGTCCATTACAACATTGCTGATGTTTGCCGCAGTAGCACTTTCAATAAATTGTTCTACTTGAACTTTCTTTGCTCCTTTTGTTTTTAAGTAATCGTAAAAATTAAGAACAAACTTGCCATTAAAGGCATAATCAATTGCTCTTTCAACATCAAAATAGACTTCGTGAAAGGTACTGTCCATTTAAATAACTTTGCTCTCCTGCAAGTAGCGAATTGTGTCTACACATCCCCCAAGATTTTCTTGATCATTCAATACAACCTGAGGAAAAGTTGAACCATAACCAAACTGATCCATAAACTCTTGTCTTGTAAAATCTTCGTCAAGTTTGTAGATCTTGTGATCTAGTCCAGCCAATCTTAGCACTTCCTCGATTTTAATGCAATAGGGACAACCCTCTTTAGAATAAACAGTAAATCTCATAGTTGAAAAATCTCAGTTGATATTAAAATCCCTCCAAAAGGAGGGATTGGTATACATCAATTATATATGCTAATATACGATTAAGTCAATTATGCCTGCGCTTCACCCCAACGCAATCCGATCGTTCCAGTAAATGCTGAACCACCCGTCGTGTAAACGTTAATAGCAAGAACATCAGGACCATTCGGGAATGTTCCTCTTCCTCCGATTGGAGTATTATTAAGT